CCTCGGTCTCGAACCGATTATTCAGTTCGAGTGCTGCTTTTAAGGGCAGCATCCAAAAACCAGCCGGGGCTGCGAAGCCCAAACTGTCGTTAGAGAAACTCCAGTTAGGAGCGACTCTAACAGTCGTACGATACCGCATCTTGTCACCTTGTTTAAGGGCGACAGAAATGCGGCAATTTCGTACATAGCCACCGATAAAGGAGACCCACAACCCGGAAGGATTGAAGGATCTAGATTTCTGGGGCCTACCCCAAAATCCTCTAGATAGGGTTACGGCATCCTCGCCAACATCAAGACTCAAAGGGATAGGGGTACTACAACGGTAAAGAAACCGTTGTTTTGCACTATGCCATGAGCCCGAAGGCGGCGAAGACGTCTTAATGCCGGCATCCAAATTTTCCCAGGGAGGTACTGCCAAATACCTAACTGAGTCGATAAGGTAGCCGACACTTCTCGGCAGGGGAATACCCTGACGAGCAGTCCACTCGTTTAACGAATTAATGGCTATATACCGGTCTTGCTGACTGCGAAGGGATTTGATATAAATCCCGCGCACCTGACGACCACAATAGTAGTCGTGACCGCAAGATTCCCGGAACGGTCCGTCCAAATAGGACTTCGAACTGTTTACGACGAAACCACATAGCGTCAAGAGGCGAAGAATTCGCGGAACCAATTCAATTGGAGCCACGATATCATCACCAAAAACACCCCATGCGGAATCAATCGCATCACATCTTCCGAGGGAAAAACCCTGGGAATTTGCGACAGCGCGAACGATACACGCAAATATAGTAGTCTGCAACGGGAACGTAAAACCATTCCCCATCGTGGATACCATATTCAACGTCAGCTCCCTCCGCTCCACCATAACCTTTGGAGTACGAATCAACTTGAGTAGGTCAGACACCCACCCAGGAAGAATCTCGTCTATTAGGTTAAGGCTAACGGAGTCACTGGCCGACTCTAAGTCGATAGTAGCTACCGAGTTATTAATCGACCCGTAATAGGCGAGCCGTCGGTTCCTTTCAGCTTGAGTGTCTATATCAAGGCCGTAAGCCCATCGTAGGCGCTTAGCTATAATCTCCCCGAACCCCAACTGAAAAAATATATTCAGAGAGGGTTCAGTACAGATAGAACGCGATATATCACGTGTCTTTCGTACGAAAGAAAGTTGGCTACATGAAGTATATTCCGGCAATCCGTGGCAAGCAAGGCGAGAAATCTCACCGTCCGCCCAAACGGAAAACCAGGTTATATACTCGACATACAATTTGTATATCTCAGGTGACGTCGCCGTGAGTCGGGACGAGAACAACTTCGTATAGAAGTCAACCCCGTTCGCACCTAGGCTAGCGCCAGGTCCCATCCTACCATGATCAAGAAGATCAAAATAGGACTTGACTAGGAACTCGCCCTCTGGATGAAAGAAATTGTCAAGCTCAGATTTGAGCTCGCCAATAAGAATAACATCCAGAGAATCACGGCATCTCAACTCCCATTCTTGACATCGGAGATCCGATGCCAGGAATTTATCAAGACACAGCTCGTCAGCGTTGGCCGCAGTATCATCTACATATTTCTTGTAGAAAGACCGCACCAAACGAAGGATCGCAATGTCTTGGGGAGAAGCTCCGGGCCAAAAATCACTAGGAGTGGTAACGCAAAGTGAAGCGTCCACAGCCTGAGGATTAACAGCACGGAGGTCATCTAACATGTACTCGAAAAGAGCTTTTGGACTAATGTCCATAGGTTCCCCCGATAACGACAGTTGTCCTTTAGGACGTGGCATTCAAGAACCGGAGAGTCTCTCTTAACCGAGAGTTCCAGTTACAAGAGTGTCACCCAGACCCGAAGAGATCTGGTCTAGCGTACCAATATGGGCGCTAACTGCCGCTCGGATGTTTGCAGGTTCTTGCAGATCAGAGCCAGCCACGACGGAAAAATCCGTCCTGATTAGCATTATCTGTGGGTTCTGGCTTGCGCCAGGAACAACACCCTTACGGGTAAGAACTGAGTAAACATTTCGAGGAGAAGTAGGCATGATACCAGTTACAGGACTAGGGACCGGAGCAACACGAATGTTGGCCGGCCTCGAGATTGTAATGGTAAAAGGCTTACTCGCCTGTTGCACATCCACACCAGACTGGGTACCGCCAAGGGCGGTAACGGCAACCTGTTTTGAATATGCATTCGGGGGCGTATCCGTCACTACCGTATAGGTAGGAGACGTAAGGCCGGTCTGGGCTGTGCCAGTTATCGGCGAGGTAATTGAAACAGTCATGGTTACATGACCTCTTTTTGACTAGGTGAAAAAGAACATCAAAAAATCGAGCGCATCCGCCCCAACGCAGCGATGTTGAGCCATTTGAAAGGCTCCTCAACGCCAGGTATCCGAAACCGGAGGTCCGACAAGGACACACCAATACCGGAGTTCACAGGGAAGCGGTTGAAGGACGACTTGATGATGCTACCAGAAGGCGCGCTAGCGTTAGTGTGAATCCACAGGATCCATGGGTTTTGCTGTTTTCCGATAAAAGTACAACTCTGAGGTTTTTTTTCAGAGAGGTTCCTATCGGTACGGCAAGTCCATGCAATATCTGATGTTTTTACACTCGCGCCGTCGATAATTTTCCCTACATTGGAAAAATAATCGACGAGAAACGAATATGGGATAAGGTTCCAGATGGTAGGGAGAAAGTTTTCGGTTGAAAGGCCGAAGTTTTCTAACTTCCCGCCAGCTGTTACATTATCACATCTCACGGCTCCCAAATAACGGACGGATTGAACAACACGGATGGTTTTTTCCCATCTACATTGTGCATATCCGTACCCCGAAATGTCAACATGTGATGATGACGTCGTGGTGTCTCCACTACCCTGTATTCTTCGGAATACGATAGTTGGAGCCTTAGACACAGCTCGCGCTGCATCTTCTATGTCTGATGCCAAAGGCAACCAGCCAAAGTTATATTCGAGCCATGTACCCGCAACAACCTTATTCTTCGCTTTAGTAGTCTTCTTACGAGCTGCTTGCTTCTTTGCATCAGCAACATATGAAGATATACCATTGCGTAGAGACTGCGCGGGAGTTCGTAACATTCTTAAGGTTTGGGACAACTCACCGAAGAAAGTACCGCCTTGAAAAGCAGTACGGGCTTGGCGAGCGTCAGACAAATACTTAAGGCGTGCCTTCGATTCAGCAGTATCACTCGGAAGCATGAGGGAAGGCCACGGCGACTCGTTGATCCCCATGGGAATGAAATCCCCAGAGAGACCAACAGAATCGGGGTTCTTCTTCTCACCTGTAATCGGGTCCTGATAGGTAAAATAAGAGGCCTCACAAATTCCATCTCCATTAAAAGAGGCGGAAGCTTTCCAACCTGAAGCGGAAGTGGTTGCATTACTACCCTGAGACACCTGGGCTCGCCAATAGGGATTATCTACCCCTGTAAACGAGTTGTCCCAGTATAATGTCCCGTAGTTAGGAAATGAACCACTCGAACCGTTCCAGCTGGAATAGTACTGTGTGGTTACCCACTTACCAGTTAAGAACCTGACTTTAGTTACCAAGTGATATCTCCTGAGCTAGCTAAACTAGCAGATAGACCTAAACAGAAATGCAAGGTCCGGTAAAGCCCAAAAGGCCACACCAGGCCCCCGAAAGGG